CCTAGCAATCTTGGCTAGGGTAGCATCATCGTATCCGCCTGAGATACCTAGGAGCTCATGTATAAATATAGTTCCACTAAGGACTGAAGCTACACATAAGCCAGTCTCGTCAGTACCTCGGCCACTAGGGTCTATACATAGGTGGCTATGTTGATAATTAAGGTAATTATTACTAATGTACATAGGTTCAGCCACATGGTCCCCTGAGATACCAAAGTTAGGCATATCTCTTAATGGGTTCTGACCCTGCCATACAATCTTATCGGGTCCGACTTCTGAATCTAGATCCATGACTATTAGATCCCTAAGCTTTAGGGGGTAGCGATCAGCATCAGCAAGGGATGTCACTAGCTTGTACTGCAGGGCATAGTGACTAGGGCCGATTTTAGCCCGTCTGGAGGCAAGCTCCTCCTTGTTGAACCGTTCGGGCTGGGTAGCCTCCCCTGGCTCTATATCCAATCCTAGGACCCAAGGAGCCACGTCCTCGACCTCGGCTGGTACGGACTCGTCTGGCATCTCGGCTGGGTACTTGATCATGGGGTAGGATTCCTTAAGGACATTGTAAACAGAGTCCTGATAATGGGGGGTACCTAGGAAGATTACCCTTGAGCCTTTATTTCTAATGGATTCTAATTCTGCCAGTTTCTTAAGTAATGTTTCTTTGCCGACTGGGGTTTCATTCTTACCCGCAATCTCAATGTCGTCTAGAACCACGCGATCTGCGTGTAGACCTGTGATCTGACCTGTAATGCCTCGGGCAGCACAGTTCAGATCTTGTGTAAACTTGGTTCTAACCGCTAGGTTAAAACCAAGAGCATTGTCTTTATCAATATCCCGTGGGACGAGATATTGGCAATATGGAACTACCGATAGGATCTTACGGGCTTGGGAAACGAAATCTATAGCCTTACCTTGGGTATTGGATAATACTAGGAAGGTTAGATTAGGGTCCTTAAGCCATTCCCAGCTGGCTAGGCAAGCGGTAATGGTAGACTTACCAGTACCACGTCCTGCGGCTATAATGGAATCTGAGGGGCCTTCTTGGATCTCTCGGGCTAGTTCATATTGGATTTGAGTAGGTTCCCCAAGGCCAAGATGCTTAAAACAAAAGTACAAATGGTTTCTAAAATCATCAATAACTTCTTGGGGAACTTTCATCAATAGGCTGCTTTCTTAATCTTAAATGGTACGGCATCCTTCATGGCTGCCTCGACGGCTTCAATAGACTCATTGGGGATGGTATTAACCTTGTCCTTGTGGTCACTGAGGATGCCACGGACTACGGTATATAAACCTGGGGTTCTACGGTCTGGGTCATTAAGATCGCTGATTAGACAGTCTAACAGCTTCTCTTGCATATCATTTAGCTTTTCCTTCATTGACTAACTCCCTGTTATCATTTACAAAGGAAGGGGGTACACAGTACCAACCTTCGGGTATCTGAACATAATTATTACTTAGGATCCATTGGCCTTGCTGTAGGGTATATACCTTAGCTTTGGCGTTAGGACCCATTCTGATTGGACTGTCCTCTGGGATGAAGACGGTCCTGCTCCCGCAGCCACTCATCAATCCTAGAACCAGCACGGCGAAGGCGGTCACGATCCACATCAGCATCAATGGCAATCTTGCCTGTTTCGATTCTTTTGAGTAAAGCATCTACTAATCCTATTGCAATTTGTGCTAGTATTTTATCAAACATTGGTAGCTGGGGGATTGACTGGGGCGGGATCTACAGTCTTAGCATCCTTGGCTAGAATTAGACCTACGCCAGCGATAACGGCTGCTACGGCTGAAGCAAAGTCTGCCGAGGTAGCGGGATCGCCATCAAACATAGCAGTAAGTACGCCACCAATGGCTACTAGGATTGCACCAATACCAGCTACAGTTGTATTACGATTACTCATGGTTTTTTCCTTTCGAGTTCAAAAACTCTTAACTTTAAATCATCCAGCAAAACTCCATGCTTTGCATCATTAGATGAAATTTGAATCTGGGCTTTTACCAAATCTTGAACTATAGTTTTTAGTTCTACTAAATCCTTATCTGTTTTATCAATTAACTGGGAGCGTTTTCCTATGTCTATAAAGAATCCTCCTACCCCAGCAGCAAGAACAAATAACTGTGCCCACTGGGTAAATTCATTATGTTTTTTTTCTTGTTCCATATAAGCCCCCATTAGTTATTTTCGACGTATGTTGTATTAGAGATTAAACTAGTAGTTCCATTGGTATTCAATACCGATAAACGAATCCATAAATTATTAGGAATACCTAATCTTGTAAACTTAACTGCACATTCATTGCGACCAGCTACAGCTATTTGTTTAGGAGCAACTTCTGCTATATTAGTATTAATAGTACCTGGGGAAATATAATGTACTCCAAAATTTACACCACTATTTGGAATATTACTAATGGCATCATTTTCGATGTAAAAAGTCCACGAACCTAAATCTACTTCGGTATCTGTTGAAGTATTATTACCAACAGAAGATGTATAAATATCGTTTGTAAATGTATTTCCTTGCGCTGGTTTTCTAAATACTCTTGCATATCCAATTGCTTTTAACCTAGGTACACTAATACAAAGATTAATAACATATTGTTTATTAGCATTATTTTCTCCTTGTGTTTCAAAGTGCTCACTTTGAATATACACCTTTACATCGTTTTTATCAAGTCTGGTTTTTGTTCTTTGGATTTGTCTGGTTGTTCTGTTTTTTCTGTAAATTTCTGCTTTAGTAGTATTGACAGTTCCGCGTAAAGCGTTATTTGGATGCTCATCAAAACCATGTTCTAAGATTATAGCACTAGCAATAGTTTCTGAAGTACTAACATGAAAATTACTTAAGATACTATCTTGAAGAACAACTCTAAAAACATACTCATCTCTTGGATCTGGTACAAACAAATCTGCATCTGAGAATAAACGATTGCTATCAAAGTTAAAGTGATGTGTACCTACATAACCATCATAGGAACTATTTGATTTTTCCCAATAGTTAGGACGATAAGGCCAAGGATACATATCAGCCCTATTAGCAGTATCAGCTTCACCTATTTGTAGGTTATTTGTTTTTCCATTTTTAAAATCAGTTAAATCCCATAAACCAATGTTTAGTGTACCTGTTCCTGTTTGAACTCCTGACATAATCCAATCTATATCAGCTTCATTAAAATGCGCAAGACTATCGCCACCCCAAGTTGATGTCCAGTTTCCCCAGAAAGCATCAGCCTTAAACAATCCACCCATTCCTACAGAACTAATTGTACTGGAAGTATTAGAAGTACTACTTAATTCCCCTGTTCCAGTAAAACGAACGGAAGAAGAATAAGTATTGTTAAATGCATTACTACTACCAAATGCAGTTTCAGGCCAAATAGGACCAGATGTAATAGGTTGAGAGTTGTTTGCAATAAACGTTAAAGCTTTTTTATTGTAGTAAATAATCTGTTTTGGGATTTTAAACAAACATAGTGCAGCAGTTTCTTGTTGATTATTTAGTTCTAATCGTTTATAAGAAACATCTTCAAACCCATTATAATCAGCACTGAGTAAAAAGGATTTGGCATATCTAGCTTGGTGGTCATACTGTTTAACTGTATTTACTCCACCTAAACCACTACGAACTCCAGCAAAAGCAAAGTCCCTTAGTGCAGTTAAATATTCATCTCTATATGTTGTGCTAGTTGGAGCTGTTAAAGCTGCATTGCTAGGTAGTGTTGATACAGTTGTAAATGTATTATCAGTACTAATCGGAATGTTACATAAAGCAGTAGTATAACATTCTGGAACATTTAAGTAAAATGCTTTAATTTTTTTACCAGTTACTTTACTAATATATGTAGTGTCATTTTTATAAAAATAAGGATTGTCTCTATAATTTCTATTGTCAGAAGTAGTTATTCCATGATAAGTTAATAAGTTAATATTACTTAACATTTGAGAGTTATAAAAACTCTGAGGAGAATCCCAATAAGATATTTTATAATTTACCAGTGATTCACTTGTTTCTCCCCCTATTCCATGTACTAATGTATCATCAGATGGGACAGCTCTATTAAGATTCCAATATAACTGAGCTTTTACTGGATTGGAAATAGCACTGTAAAGTTGAGTTACAGCCGTATTAATACGGTCAAAAAAATCTTCAGGTGCTTCTTCGTTTGGAACTAATCTTCTTAATATATGGTAAGTTGTTGCTACATCTGGAATAACATAATCTCCAGCAACGTTTTTAAAACAACTTAAAGTAATTGGAGCTTCAATAGGTGTAGGAGAACCATTAGTATAAGAATATAAATTAGTTTGGGTTCTATCTACAAACACAAAATTTTTAAATACTAAGTTATTTTGTGTAATATCTACAGTTGGTGCTCGATTGCGCCAAGCATTAAGACCATCATATACTAGAATATTTCCTGCAACTGGATTCTCAATTACAACATCACTTAAATTGTTGATTAAACCACCAATGGTACCAGCTTCAAACTGAGTCCCATTCCAAACTAGACCCTTGCCAACAGTAACATTACTAAGGTTAAATGTAACAGGACCACTAAGGGTTGCTCCACCTTGAATAATAAAACCATTAGTTACAAAGTTGACTGGAGTCCAATAGGTTGCATTTGGTGGTGTATTGTTTGTTGTATTTGCAATACACTGATAAACTATTCCGCCCTGTAAAGCATATTGCCCAACTGTGTAAGCCGTTAGGGCACTCCATGCAGCAACACTAGAAGAAAGTGGATAGAAATGATTGTTGGTTGCTCCAACCCATTCTTTTTCCTGACCTAAGAATAACAACTGATGTAATGAAACATTAAGTTGTTTTGCTGTTATCTTTGCTCCGTCGACAAATTGAAATAACATTTTATCATTTGGAGTACAACGTCTAATTACTATTTGACCTGTAGATGCAGCATTTTTTAGTACGATATTTTCAGTGGGACTTGGATCAACAGTATAATCAAGACCAAGTGTTAGCTTAGTTTCTGCGGCTCCAGTACTAGCTCTTGTATAAACACAAAGCTGATCTGCGGCAGGAAGCTCACACATAATGGCAATTGGACCATATGAATAGGTTGTGGTTGTTCCACTTGCTGTATAAACCTTTTCAACTGCCCACTGTCCTGCATTTGGACTATAGTAAATAGGGTCATTATCGGAATAATTATAACAGGGCATGGACTCTCCTTATTCAATGCTAGTATTAAATCTACGGAAGTTACCCAATAGTTCAATATTAGAAATGTTGCATGGTGTTGGATATGATGATTTAATAAATATTTTACAAGCTTCGGAATAGGACAATACTTTTACTAGATGCTCACCTACTCTATCAATCTTAAGTTGATCATTCCTAGCCAATAAACTATTGATATCTGTTGGATAGAATGTAACCTTATTGTCTAAACGTCCTCTTCTATCAATAACAATATCATATGATCCTGTATTGTAATGCCTAAAGGTCGCTCTCTTTATATTAAGAACACCTTCGTAAACTGTAGCTTGATCATCTGAGGATCTTTGTACTTGTTGTGACAATTCAATATTCATTTCATAGGGGTGGCCTACATAGATTGGATATGTCGTATAGTTACCTGTAATGACAAATATAGTTTTTATAGTACCATTTTCATTTACTGTAGCGTGTCCATTTGTTGGGATTACAATTGGGGCTACGGTATAAGCATCTGGACCCCACTGAGGAGCCTTAATTACATAGGCTACATCTGGATCATAGTGAGGCATTGTGACTGTAGTTGTATTATTACCACTAGAGTAAACCATACTAGCGGTAGGAACAGTAGTTAACCAATCTACCATTGGGGTAGAAATAGATACTGTTTCTAAAGATGCAAAGAATACAACTAAACCCTTAGTGTTTTGTGGATTAATACTTCGCTTAGAAACCATATATAGATCTTTTTCATATGCTTTAATACTTTGAAGATTATCTTTATCAGATAAAATCCATCTATAGTAAGCATTTTGAATTACCTTTTCACCATTGGTTCTAAAAGTAAAGAAATAAATATGATTCTTTTGGTTATCGTCCACAAACATAAGTGAATTGACAGCTGAGTTTGTTGTAACTGCGCCATACTCTAGGGGTAAATAACCTTTGCAATGTGTACTCATATCCATAGAAGTGGAGAATTCATCATTAAAGGCACTACCTGATAGGTACATATACAATCTACCAGCATCCATAAAGAAGATATTGTTACCCATCTTCTGTGGTTCTACTAGTTTAGAAGTACTGTAGAACGATGTAGGACGGAACTCTACGTTAAATGGGGAGATACCTGTGTCAATAGAACCACCTCTTACTTCAAATTGTACTGAGCCTGAGCTAGCTACAAATAAAATAGATTGGAATGGTACAATGAAACTTAGTTTATTGTATGCACCAACGGTTGATTGAATATCAATGGGATCTGTTTCGGTTATATTCTGAACATCGTCAACCCAGAAATTAAAGAAACTATTGGTACGGCTGGCAAGCAAGGTACTGTCTGTAGCAATCCATAGTCTATTTTTCCAGAATGCCATGGATTGAACTTTTTCTTTACGCTCTAAAGCCTTAGGACCTGGGTTGCTTAATCTAGTACCAGCTCTGCGTGGGAACAAAGGCATGAACTTAACACGCCATTTGCCATCTGTAGCTGTATCTTTATAGATGATTAATGGGAATCTTCTGTGGTCAAATACCGAGTTAGCATCTTCTGTTCTAACTCTTTCAAAGTATGGGTTCTTACCGTACCGTGTAGCGCGATAGATACTGGAGGGGAAAGTTAGGTAAGAGTTTCTTGTTTGATAGATTTTACCATAGCCATACACCGTTTGGCCGTCACGAACCAGCGGAGGCAGAGGTGATGTTTGATGATAGTGATCTAGATCGAAGTCAATTGAAGTCTGTGGAATCGGGATGATCTTTGGTTTATCGTAGTATTGACTTAGCATTCTTTGTGCTTTAAAACCATTGACATCGTTTACATCGCTTTGGACTTCTGTAGCAGGATACTGCGGTATTACACTAAAGTCATTTACGTTTTGCCCACGCTCTTCTTCTTCTAGG